GTTTGGTCAAGTTTATCCTAAACAAATCAAGTCTTGTTGTTGTATTAATATTGTACCGTTTACCATATATAACTACACTATTTCTGTTATTGTTATTGTTAGACATGACTATTCTAATAATAACAAAGATTTATTTTTTAGAGGTAGAAGAAATATTTAATTTTTTAGAACCTAAGTCATTCATCTTTTTGTTAAAGACAAAACAAAAACATGGAGGACAGACATTATTGTTTAAAATTATTTGAAGACATTCATGAAAAATATAATTTACAAGAATGCGACTACAAAGAATTTGTTGAAGCATTAGGTGGAAAGAAAAAAGAAGTTGATGTCTCAAATGCAGCAATCGTAAAAATAGAATTTGACACCATTGAATCATGTGTTGAAGACGGCATGGAAGAATTTTATCCTGAAATGAGATTTTATTATAAAAGTTCAAGAATTTGGAGCATTATTCCCGACGCGGAATACGGTTATTCGGGTATAGGGGGACAAAAGATTTTGCACTCCTCAGAAATGGCTCATTCAACATTGAAAAGGATTGCAGAATGTTTGAAGGATGATGAAATTTATGAAATCTGTTCAGATAAATATAACAGAAAAACTTGTCTAAGACCAACGGGAATTGTTATACTCTCTAAGAAGACAACATAGAAAAATATAAAACATCCAAACAGATGTAAATAAAATGAAAAGTTTATTTCTTGGTAAACTCGTTAACGCTAACAATATTAATGATTTGGTAAGAATTTCTAATCAAAAAACATGGAAATCTCTAGAAAGTAATTCTCGTGTTCGTGATTTTCAGGCATATATGAATTTAATAAATTCTAGAATTAGAAATGAAGAAAATAAAAAATACTTCTTTTTCTATTAATACATTAATACATCTTTTTGTTCGTAATAAAAACAAAAACATGTATGATTTTTTTAAAAATAACGAGAAGTGTGCCACTCTCTAATAAGGCGATCAATCTCACCGATACCACCTATGATACTACCAATAATTAATCCATTTGTAATGAAACTGTCTTTCATGTTTATTAAATATATCTTTATATCTTTATCCACTTCGTCCAATTAACTTGAAATTTAACCTGATATTATTTGGTCGTGGGACACCGTCTCTCTTCATAACAAGTAGAATGTGTAACAATTGGAGTCCATAATTATAATTCTGAGACCATCTTCCAAGTGAATCTTTTCCCAATTTATTTACAGGAATATCTCCAGGTCTAACAGGGAAACCTTTTTTAAATGGACCAATGTTTTCTTTATAAACAACACTAGTACCATTCCATTCCATATGTTTTAAAACTTCATCTTCAAAAGTTTCTGGTTTTGTGCGACCACACCAAATATCTCTTCGCATTACATTCATTAATTTGTTACCATTAGCATTTGTAATCTTTGTAACTGTCCCACGATAATTTGCATCGGCTCTGTACAAACATTGTGCATAATCATTACATATATCAGTTGAAAACCGTGGAGTATGTGGTGAATTTCGAATATCGTATGAATACACAAATTCAAATTTTTCAGGTTGATCAACCAAACAATATTTGTCATTTTTACGGTAAGCTAAGGGACATGTTTCTCCCTCTGGAGCTGAATAAACCTTAGACACATAATTTTCGGTACCAAAAGAAGATTCTGTTGAAATACCATCGTCACCTATCACATAATTTTTACCATCGGGATCCACTGTATCTGATACACATGGATCGATAGGGTCCACTGGTATTCCGGTTGGTGGTTCTGTTGGTGTTTCTGCTGGTGGCTCTGTTGGTGTTTCTGCTGGTGGCTCTGTTGGTGGTTCTGTTGGTGGAGCAGTTGGTGGAATTGGGGCGGTTGGTGGAGCAGTTGGTGGAACAATTGGCACATCTGGTTCCCGGGGTGTTTCTTCTTTAGTATCATCAGAATCTGTTGGAACTACATCTGAAGTTGGTGTTTCTTTTTCAATAACAATTGTCTGTGAATCGTCCTTTGTTAAGTACAATACTAAGAATAGTATAACCAAACTGACAAGGAAAACTGTTTGTAAATCCCTGTCACGGACAATTCTCCCAAGTGAAATCATTATACTTTATACAAACAATTTTAATCTCAACATATATAAATGTACCGCCTTATTGTTGGTCATGGTTCAGAAATATCTAAATCAAAATCTAGACCAGGGTCTTCTATACCACCAAAGAAGACAGTTATATTTAGTACCAACCCTGGAGATGTATTGACATACAGGGCTGCAGATTGGTGGGCAAAATCTTATTTACAGACCGAACTGGGTGTAAAAGCTTTTATAGACAAGGCAAAAAAAGATAAAAGATTTACAATCAAAGAAGAAGGACAATTATATGCTGATTCAATTATAGAATTTTATGACCAGGGTGTTTGGACTGGAGAAACAAAACTTCCCGCAATGGGATTAAAAATTGTTGGGGGACCAACAAATATGGTTATTAATTCACCCAAATCTCCACCAAAAAAAAGAATTTCAACAATATTGAGTGAAAATCCAGGTAAAAGAGAAATCATTATTCTATTTGTGTGTAGATGTGTAAAGGGTGTTCCAGCAACAGAAATTACAAAATCCGGTAAAAAAAACGCTCTTCGCAGTGAATCACAGAGGGCTAGATTAAAAACAATTCAGGAAATCAATAAAAGAAAAGCTTTAAAAAGAAAACAATCCAAATCACCATCACCAACTTCAAAAACTAAAACTAAAAAACAAAAAACATCACCATTCACAACAATGATGAAAACTTTAAAATCCACATTTACAATAGGAAGATCAAAATGATTAAATTATTTTTTACGAAAAAAACTTGGAAATATATTATGAAACATATTAATAAAAAGTTTAGTGGAAACTATTTTATTGTGTAATTATATATGTCCCTAAAAAATTTAGATTTTGTTCAGAAATATTTAAGATCCTCAAGTAATGGTTCAAAAGAATACAAACATGATCTTATTAATCAACTCAATGAAAATTATAAAAATAAACATGAATTACAAAACACAAAAAATGCTATAAAATATATTAAAAAGGCAAAAGCAACTGGTCTCCCATATCACACAATACATAGAGGTGGCTCAATTGATTTATTAAAATTATATCTAGGTACTTCATCTTCGGGGTTAGGTTTAATAATGATAAAAACAAAACTTATGAATATGGGAAAGTATTCAAAATCCCCAATTAAACCAAAATCCCCAATTAAACCAATTACTTCTTCTTCAAGTGCTCCAATTCCTATTCCAAAAAGAAAAAAAACAGAGAGGAGAAAATTAACTTTTAATTAATATCTTAAAGATATATCTCAATAAATATATAATGGTTTTTGTTGACATATATGAAAGAGGTCATTTCTTCTTAGGAGAAATAATTAAAGAAAATGATGACGACACGACACTCGTTTTACAAGATGGAAAAGAAAGAACAATACCAAATAAATTAATTTATTTCAAACATTACACAAAAAACAAAGATAAGTTATATAATTTACAATCTGCAAATTTTAAAGATATGGATCCAATGTGTGATGACCCAGAATTTGAAAATATTGCATTAAAGGCTAAAAGATATGATGATTACGCAACAATTTTAAAAATTTATTGGACCGTTGAAAAACAAAAAGAAATTACAGATAAAAATGAAACAATTGAAATACCAGATGTGTATGATATTAATTTTGGGGTGTCAAGAGTTTATAACATATTTGATGAATACATGTGTGAAAAACTTTTGAAATATACAAATCAACAATTTGAAGAAGCATTAAATTGTGATCACCGTAAAAGAAATAGACAAGTTGAATCAAAATTCATTGGTGCTGGTGATTATTGGGAAAATAGGGCTGAATTAGGTTTCAAGTTTGGAGATGAAATTGTTGATGAGGCAGTATCAATTATTCGAGAAAAATTAAATTTAAGTGAGGAGAAATATGTTCATGCAGAATCAAGTTCTTTTGTAAGCGACCCAAATTCAATTAGACAAATATTACATATTGATTTTAAAACAGAAAACACATATTATATATTTGTTGCACTTCAAGATGTAACAACGGAAAATGGACCAACAATATTAATACCTAGAACAGCAAGTGATGAATTATATAAAAAATATATCAATGATGAAAAAATTGGAGAAACAATAAATAAACCAAAGTGTATAGCAACTACAAAAAAAGGAGATGGATACATTTTTGAAACAAATATATTACATGGTGGATTGGAAAATGTAACAGAAAAAAGACGGATTATGTTTGGTTGCAAATTTTATTATAAACCAAAAAATAATATTCAAGTCCCTTGGTGCGAATAATATATTTAAAGAAAATATACGCTTTTTTTATAAATGAGTTTCATTGATTTCAAAGAAAATGGTGAATTTAAATTTGGAAGATTTATAAAAAAGGATGATGAAACGGGACTAACACATGTTTCAATGGGTGACGGAACCGAAAAAAAAATCACCACGGAAATGATTGTAATTGATTATCAAACATCGGAATATGTTGAATTTATAAGAAGACAACAAAGAGGGTATGATTTCATGAAAACAAAACCATTTGATTTTGACAATGAATTTATTAAAAATTTTGAAAAACATTGTATGCGAACCCAAGATGAACTAGTTGTAAATGCCCAAGACGAAATGAGAAGTAAAGAAAAAATTCTAGAAGATTTACCAGATAAATATTATGATGATATTGGTATAAGACAAATAAAAAATGCAGTTTCGATGGAAATGTGTGATAAAATAAACGATATTGTAAATAAAAAATTTGAAACACGTGGTGATGATGATTGCACACAATTAAGTTTTGGGTTGGGTAGGTATGAACTTAAATTAAAAAATGAAGGACCAGTCGCTGATTTGATAAAACATTTACATGAAACTGTTATAAAAACAGAATATGATACACATTCAATAACTTGTTTTGTGTCAAATCCTGGTTCAAAAACTCAACCATATCACAGAGATTTTGCAGAACATGGTATGTATTGTATTTTTGTTGCTTTACAGGATATGACACATGAAATGGGACCACCTGTATTCCTACCATATACAAACAGCGACGTGTTTTATGAAAATTACATGAGATACATGAGAATTGGTGATATGATAAAAAACCAATATTATGAAGCCACCATCAAAAAGGGGGATGCCATACTTTTTGATGTAAGATTATTACATGCAGGACTTGGGAATAATTCAGATATAAGAAGAAACATGATTGCATTTACATATAGAACCTAATTAATAAAATCGTCTTCACACTCCATTTCCATAACATTAGCAACTACACAAGAAACAATATTGAACCTTGCTATACAACTTCCTTTAGGTATAGTTTGGGTTTTACCTGTCATATTAAAATACATTAATTCTATTGGATGTTGACAATCACAACACCTTGTGTGTGTACTCATTAATAAACCTCTATCAGCCATACTCTTATCTGCGTACACAGTCAAGAAATTACCACCAGAAACATTTATCATTAAACCAGTGTCTATAGTAGCGTGTCCCCTAGAAGGAATGGTAAAAGATTTAGGTGCATAAATCCTATAATATACGTGTAAATTTGAACCACGGTGTGGTAATATTGCATCTGGGGTTTTTCTAACAACCTGAAGACAGTGTGAAGCAATCATTCTTTCTTCTTGTATCGCAAGTAATTCAGGATCCATTATGTTAATAATAGAGTTTTTTTTTCTGTATAAATTACAACAATGGTAGTTAATCTTACAACCGCTTTTGAAGATGTTAGTTGGGATGAAGACTCAAAAACAATTACATTTAAGAATGGTTTAAGTACAAATTTAAAACAAGTTGCCTTGACAGGTTTAAGTAGTACTTATACAGCAACAGATTACAATTCATTCTGGCTTCCATTTCAAGGACATAGACACGTTAACGGAACAAATAATCTTATGTTTAGCGTTTGGCCAGGTGGAGGTCAAACTGGATCACGTTCTTTTACTGGTACCGTGGGTTCCGATGGGATTTTATTTGCGGGCGCCTGTCATAGAACTAGAATCACAGGGGGTAAGGGATATGATTATCTTTATACAGCACCAATATTATTTGTAGATGCCTTGAAGCATGATTCACATGGTTTCAGGAGGAATGGTAGAAATTCATTTACCGAAGAAGTTTGTTCAGGACAATTTACTGTTCCTGTCACCGCAGGACAGGTTATAACTTTTGGTGCTCGATTCACAAACGGTAACGACGGTAATAGTCATGAAGGTGTTGGGGAACTTGATGCAGGAACTTGGACTTGGAATGATGGTTGGGAATGGTACTGGGGTTCTGCGAACTATAGATTATATACAGTCTAATAATTACTTATAGGTTATAATATACATGAGTGCTCTACTCCTATGCAAACCAATCATTGTTCTTCCACAAAATTATGCAAGCGCGAGGGAATGTAGAATTGTCACGGCAAGACCCACGGAAAAAGAAAACATTCTCAATGTTGAAATTTTAGAAGCACCCCCTGTAATTATACAACCAGACCTATCTCCTACTCCCCAAGAAGATATGTATAAGAACGACTAGTGGAAATCCTAATTTTACTATACAACCATGGGAATATCATTTTAAAATATACAAACATACTTTTTAAATCTGGAACAGCACATTTAAAAAGTAGGGAAGTTTCTAGAACGCTCATTACCCTAGGGTTCGCCCTAGGGGAAGGCATTTTGTTCTACACCCTATGCCCCCAGAGAGTATCGACCTCTCTTCTTGGACTGTTTATGTAAAATACTAAATCCACATTCTACCTTTGAACTATGAGGGCTTTACAATAGTATGATATATTTATTTAT